CACAGAAAATATTTCAATGAAGAAAAATATAATGAAGATAATAAAAAACCGATATTATTATGTATGGGAAAAGGAAATGGATCAATAACGATAACAAATACGAAAAATAGTTCACCAAAAGGACCAATAAAAAAAATAGTAAAAGAATTAAGTAAAAGATGTGTAATAATATTAACACCAGAACAAAATACATCACAATTATGTAGTAAATGTGAAAACCAATTAGAGGAAGTAAATGTATTTAAAATACCAAAAAAAGATAAAGATGAAGGGAAAATAATGTTAGTAAAAACTAAAAAAAGTGAAATAAATAAGAAGAAAAATCAAATAAAGAAATTAAAAATGGAAATTAAAAATAAATGTAAAATACAAACAGAAAAAAAAATTCAAAAACAGAAAATAATAATAATAAAAGATGATAAGAAAGCAATAAAAATAAAGGAAGAAGAAATAAAAAATACGGAAAAAGAAATAAAGAAAGAAGAGAAAGAAATAAAGGAAACGAAATATTATGGACCAAGTTACAGATTGCATCTTTGTGTTAACAAACATGAAAATTTAGAAGGATGTATATTATGGGAACGAAATATGAATGCGTCAAAAAATATGATAAAAATGATGCGAAATATAACCATAAGGAAAACAAAAGGTAATTTTAATAAAATAAAAAAGACAGCGGAGAATGAAAATTTGGAAATCAAAGTAAGCAAACTCCGCAATAAATCTATATTAAATAATCTGGATAGATTATTAGATATAGTAAAGACTGACCGTTCAAATGAATCTTGTAAAGGAATCATAAGAACCCTTGGACTTTAGTCCAAGGAGCCATCAGTTATCTCCTATGTTTTCTATCACGCAATATATCTCATTTAAATAGTCTAAATTTAATGCAATAATTTTTGCTTCATCTAAATCATATATACCATTTTTACAACCCTTATTTAAAGCTATTTTTATTACATCTATCGATTTTTTAAACTTATTCAAATCTATTGTATTTCCCGATTTTTCGGTTTCACTTCCTTGTAATGAACTATTATTTATATGTTCCATATAGTCTATATATATTTTTTAAATAAAAAAATAATACAAATAACAACACATTGTAACTATTATCCTTTATTGTCTATATTGTCTTTATTGTCTTTATTGTCTATATTGTATATAGTGTTCTCTATAATGCCTTATCCAATTCTAATTCATTTTCTTCTAAAAATAAGAAATCGCAAAGGAGTTTTACATATTTATTCCCATAATTTATATCATGTAACGGTGTTTGTAATATTTTTAGTGAACTATTAAATTCGCTGATTGACAAATGTAACTTTTTATTGATTGATTTTTTCTCGCAGAGTTTTTCATATTTGTATGGTACTAAATAATCAAATCCGTATATTATATGTAAATAGTTTTTTCCTCGTGCTTTTAAATATGGAGCATTTAAAGGATTTATGAAATCTGGTTTGATTATAACACCTTCTAATTTTCTATTAGTGGTAATGTCATTATAGAATCCATTAAAGATATCAATACATATATTTAAATTATTTTTAGTAAATTCAATAGAAATACTGTCATTTTCATTTTCTGTTATCATGCTGAATATTTCAGAATTTGACATGGATTTATCGAATAAATTGTTGGAATCGTCAAAAATATTTATACCCATGAGATATTCATTATCCTCGTTCGTAACATATTTTAGTATGGTAAATGGTTTGTAATCAATACTGCCTTTTGATCCAAATATATCCATTTGTTCTCTATATGTTGTAATCATTTGTGACATGTCTTTGATATCAATATATTTTTTTTGGTATGTCAGAATAGATTTATATGTTTGATGATTCGTATATTTTTCAGAGATTTTATTTTTTTGTAGTTGATTTACATCTTTTTTATAATCACTCTCATCATATTCCTCCATTAAATTGTCCATACTTTTTTTATATCCCGATTTTATTAAATAATCTATTTCACTACCCGCAGCATGATATACAGACATAAATTCGTTTTTAATTAGATCACTCCCTAGTGCACTCCATGGCATTAATTCACCATCAAATATAATAATTTTTATATTTTTTTCTGCGATAAATTTTTGTATTTTATTATTTAAACTCAATTTATTGTGTATATTAAGTAATTCGAGTTTTGATATTTTAGAAATAAATCCTTGTCTCGTCACACCAAAAGATTTACTGGGATCGTTTACATAGTAATAAAACTGTAATCGCGATCCCATATACTTTACTTGTATGGATAATGACTTTGGATACCCTGTTTTCATAAAAAGATCGTAATAATATTTAATGCCCATTTCACCATTTTCTAATTCAAAAACAGTATTATTTTTGAGGTTATAAATATTTTTATCAACAGGGCACACAGTGGTCGATATAAAATTAATTTTATTATCAATTATATTTCTGATACGATTTTTTTTTATTTCGTCTAAATTATCAAATAGTTGCTCACTAATTCCAGTGTTTAAATTTAATCCTTTATTAAATTCTACCGGTGGAATTAAAGATTCTCGATCAATTCCAGTGTTTAAATTTAATCCTTTATTAAATTCTACCGGTGGAATTAAAGATTCTCGATCAATTCCAGTGTTTGAATTTAATCCTTTATTAAATTCAACCCACTCTTTACCACAAATTATTTTATTTATCTTATTAATTTTGTGTCCTATCATATAATATAAACCTTGTTCTTTTGATGAATCAACATATGAAATTGTCATTGGTATCGCATTATTATTTTCTTCGGGATTGTATATATATGGATTGTCACCCTCTTTTAAAAAATAAATATTAGTTTGATTTTTATTAACAAATTCCATTAGTACATTTATTTGATTCACATTATTAATATTAAATTCATCCGATATAAAAATAACATCACAATTTGTTTTGTGTTTGATTTTATTTATTATTGTATCAATATTATGTTTTGTTATATGAACAAATACCACAAACTGTCTTTTATTTGGCAAAAATCTAGTTAAATATGTATCAAAATCTGTTAACAAAATATTTGGATTAATATCATGTTTAAGTAAATATTTTATTTTAATGGAGTTACTTTTATCAAATTCTTTGAGCATTTTTTTAAAATGATCAATATTCTTAGACATATTAAATTTATCTGTTGTATTCTCATAATAGTCAGATCTATTTTTGTAGTCAAATACAAAATATAAAATATTATAATTATGTTTCACCGCAATATTTTTCATATCATTTCTAAAATTATTATTCATTCCTGTCGTATCAACAACAACAAAATGTGCGCCAGTTCGCAATGATTCATCAACTTGGACATTTAATATATTAAAACATGATTCGCTGACGTTGTTCATTATTTCTGAATCTTTATTATATGTATTTTCTGTATCGTTTAATAACCATCTTCTTATTTCTTCTGACGATATAAATTTTATGTTAGGATGAAATAAATTATTATTTTTTGTCAATATATTTTTAATTATTGGTAAAAATTTTTGTTTAAAAAAGAACGTTTTGCCACATTGTTTTGGACCAACACCGACAATCAGTGTATGTAATTTAATTTGAATATTCATATAATAATTGTGTATTATTCATTTATTTATCAATCAAGAATAAACAGAAGGTTTTTCAATATTTATTTTTGATAATAACTCCTTGAGTACACGAAATATTATCGACCGAATCACCAATATTCACATATTCTAGGTCATAATTAACCATATCGGTTTTTTTAAGACATCTATCGATAAATTTTACAAACTGTTCATGTGTCATTTCCATTTTATGATCTGGATGTCTAAATTGTGTTTCCATCATATAATATTGGTTGAATTCATAGTTTGGTGTTGTTATTATTATTTTGTTGAATTTATTTTGTAATGCATTAAATGTCCGAACAAGAAAATCATGTGATTCTGTTTCTCCCATGTGCTCAATAACTTCAGTTATGATGACATTAAATTTATTACTGTTATTAATAAGACCAAATAAATCATTTTCATTATCACAGATGACAACATTTTTAATATTTTTTTCTTGTATTTTTTTACTTAATTTTATTAATTCATTTTTGTCGATATCAAAGGCTATATAAGTATTATTCTCGAGTTTTTGACTAAATGGCACAACATAAAATCCTTCACCACATCCAATATCAATAATATCGTATGTTTTATCTGTGTGATTATTTTGTTTATTTTTGTCACAAAAGAACAAATTTTCAATATACGATCTCCTTTGATCGGCAGTATTACCATGGTGTAAATATATTTTATTACTTGATGATTTTTCTAATAGTGATTTATTTTTGGTAAAATCCTTCTTTGATAATATTCTGCTAGAAATAATATATCTAACAAAATAAGGTGCATTAATATTGTGCGTACTTTTTACTAATTTTTCTGCTAGTGAATCTGAAACATTATAGTCATTGTATTTTAATGCTGTTATTATGGTCATTAGCACAAAAACAAGATTGATTAAGTAGTTGAAATTTCGTTTTGTTGTGATAGTAAGTTTATAAAAACCTTCTAAATCATAACCGTCATTATTTTTAATAGGTGCGAAGTTAATTTTTGTTTCACTTTCAGGAAAAAGTCTAATTAATTTTTTTATTGAACCATAATGATTTACAAATATATTCATGATGTGAAATGTATTAATATTTATATTATCTTTATCAATATCAGGATCATGATGTGTTAAAGGTAAAACTTCGTTAATAATTGCTAAAACTGCACGAGAAGATACATATTGGGACGGATTTAAATAACTTTCATCACTATTATATGAATAACTCGATCCATCATAATCTTTGAAATATAAAATATAATATCCTTTTTTAACCTCGGGATTATTATAATAATAGCCCGATAATTCTCCATTTGCCAAAATTCGTTTTAGCATACCGCTCATTGGATTTTTTTTTATAATAAAACCGAATTGTTCGTTTTCTTTTACTAAGTTTTTATCAAGAGTTTCTGGATGTATAACCATTTTTTCTACATCACATAAATCAACACTATTTATATCGTTATTGACTGGAGTTAATGAACTCAAAACAATTATCATACTTGTTTTGTGTTTATATAAATATTTATTATTAAGATACTTCGATATTAATTGAAATATCTAATACATAAAAAATTATTAAATCAAACTTTTTTACAATATATAGCTTACAATGTTTATAAATTAAGTGTTAATACATCATATTTATCATACCTTCTTAAATATTGATCATACATAAATCCCTTCATAAAATAGAAATCCATAACATTATGATCTTCTGTGTCACATACTAGTGTTACTGCATCCATACTTTTAAAATTGGCATACTCAATCATTTTATTAAGAAGAATACTACCAAGACCATTTCTTCTATATCTAGCCCCGATGTATATGTAAGAAATAAACAAAACAAATCTACCATCGTCTAATTTCATTAATTCTCCAACAACATAGCCAATCATTAATGTTCCTTTAGATATGGTAAACATAATCATATTCGGCGATGTTAACAATCTGTATAATTCCTCCGGTGTATGTTTTAATTGAGGATAATTAACTAAATCAATAAAATTATTATATATTGTTGCAATGAAATTATTTAACGATTTTTGACTAACATATTTTAATCGATCGCCATGTACTTCTCTTATAGAAATAGGACCATTAACTAAATCTTTCGCACGTCCTTTACGTTCTTTGTTAAAAGTTGGACAATTATTGTTCATATTATATAAAAATCATATATAAATAAAAAATAGAAAATAGAAAAATAAAATTAAATTGTGTTTCTTTATTTCTATATTTCATTTTAAATTTTTGAATAATTTATATCTTTCATTAAATTCTTTAATTTTTTGTTTGACGTCCTCATTTTGTTGGTATAAATTGAATTCCTCGATTGTCAAGGGTTTTCTCGTAAGTGGATTTGTTTTTTTCTCATGCAAATGGATTAATATGCTCGATTTATCATAAATATCATTAATATCGGGAATCATAACAGGATCAATAATTTCTGTACATAATAATGGGTCTAAAAATTCGGGAGGAATTTCTTCATCGTTCATATCAAATAATTTTATTTCCTCAATATTAGTTGATAATTGTTGTTTTAACATTTCATTAACTTTAACGCGAGGTAACATTTCCTGGAGGATATTAATTGAATATTTAAGACTTTCTTTAAAATATTTATTTTCACAACAAAAATTAATCAAATTAAATAATTCTTTTAACAAATCAAGAGTTTCCATATTCAGATAAAATATTTCATATAACGGACTTTTCCCATCAGATAAAGTCGTTAATAGAGAACTAACGAATGATGATATCGGCATGACTAAATCTGGTGTAAAATCTGTGATGTTAATCATATTACACTTAGCGAAAATGTATAATGACTGAATTGATACCATACACGCTCTGATAGATTCCATAAACAGTGGTTTTAATTGTTCCCTTATCGCCGATGTACGATAATTATCATTAAACATATTGAATAAATTATTATCTGATTTGTTTAATTCTTCGGTAACATATTTACAATTCTTTATTATATCGGAAACAAAATCATTTGCATTGGAAATAATTTTATGAAAAGCCGCCTCTGTTAATAAAATTATTTTTGTTCGATCATCTTTATCAATATTTTCAATATTTTTTATTTGATTTATTTTTTCACAATAATAGTTAATAAAACTGACAAGAGATTCGTGGAAAACGTATGAAGTCGGGGCCGTGACTAATTCAAAATAATTGACATCAGAAACAAATTTCATAATTGAACTATGTAAATCGTAAATCATTTTATCGCCATAAGAATTTATTTTAGAATAACCGTTATCCTCAGTGTATTTAATTATAACAAAACAAAGAGAGAATTTCACGTGTTTGTTTGAAATTATCTTATTACTCAAAATATTAATCATGAAAGTCATAATATCTTCTGTCATTTGAAAGGAAGTGTTTACAAGATCAGTGCGAAATTTATCAACAAGGTCAAATGCAAAATCATCAGAATACAATACTCCAATTTTTGTACAATGATTCATCAATTTGAATATAAATTCATTTATTTCAGATATAACTTCTGTTTCTGTATACAATGACAAAATAACATTATATTTATTCTCGGTTGTATCATATAATGTTTTTGTTCTCAGGTGAGAACGAGATTGTCCCTTCGATTTAAGTGTCTCGTAATAATCTAAATCTTCTTTCAATATATCAAGTTCTTTTTTGTAATAATCTTTTAATCTCCTCAATGGATTGTAACCTAGTTTAATTGAAAACAATAATGTTGTCACTATTTTGGTCTCCAAATTATCATTTTCAGTTAGAACAAAAGTATTTTTTCTTGGTGAATTATCTGTACACTTATCAATTCCATTCGAACCAGGTTTTGATATTGTTTTCGAGTAAATATACAACATAATTTTCATTAACGTATTAATAAATGTTGGAGAAGCACATGAGTTAAGTTCAATAAAACTTAATTGTGAATATGAATAAGAAATATTTAGATGCAGCGAACTATTAATTTTCTCAACAAATTTTTCCAGTATATGTTCATCATTTATAATAATGTCTAATATATCTAATCTAAATGGAGAAATTAACAGTGAAAAAAATCCACTCTTTTCATCATTCGCTCCGGTTATTTGTATATCATTTTTATTTCCGTGTATAAATGTACACTGATAATGATTGGCAATCGTTGTTATTACAGATTTAATTTCTAACAACTTTAATAATAATTGTTTTTTGTCACTATCACAAAATCTATTAATACCATTGTACATCGAACAACAAAACCATATATATATATCATCAGAATCATTTACGTTATCTGGCTTTTTTTCAGCAAAATATTTAACATAATAATCAATAAATGTACTATTTTCATCATTAACTGCCAAAATTATATACGAGTCGTAAATGTTATAAGAATTAATATTCTTCAATGTTGTGAGATATCTATTAAATTGATTATATAGTATATTAAGTAATTCAGTTTGTAATTTATCTAAAGACAATATACAAAGAAAACAATCGTTGAAATAATTTATTATATCTTGTACTTGTTTCTGTATATCAGAATCAGGAAATCGTCCTATTTTTTCTATAATAAAAGCGTTCAATAAATCGGAATCGCTCAATATTGTATCATCATAATCACCGTCCAAAGAGAAAACGGTTTTTATATTAAAATTATCCATTGTTGAAATGGGTCAATGTAAGATTTTTATTAAAATTTAATAATATCTATTTATATAGTATAAATTATCACTGTATATATATTAACATAATGGAAAATCAACTTTTATCACCAACAAATATATTATGGATTATATTAGCAATAATAATATTAATAACATTTTTTGTATGTTATTTTAATGATAATACAAACATTTCCTCACAAGAAAATAAAATAATAGAAGGATTTGATGCTAGAATACCAAGCATTTCTAAAGAAAAATGTGGTGATCTATGTACATCTGTAATTGGTTGTAGAGGTTTCGCTTATTCAGATGAAGGTGTTTGTTTTTTATCGAAACAAGCTATATTAGGTAAACCCGTCGATTCTATCTTTGGTGACGAATATAATACAAGTGATTATAGATGTAATAAATCGCAACCAATACTGGACGAAAGTGATCTTCTTTCTCCCAATTTAATGAGAAGAAATGCACTATATATGTGCTCGGATAGTGAACAAGGCAGATATACACTACAACTTATTGCGCCGACAAAAAGACAGATGGTGGGAGATTTTGATGATATAGAAAAAATCGATGTTCCCAATTATGATATTAATAACAACTTCGAATGGCCAACAGAAAAAGTAAGCACTATTTTAAATAATACGAATTTAGGTAAATATGCTGTGTTTGAAAAATCACATGATGAATTTTTAGGCCAATATCTTTATCCCCAAAAATGTACAACAGATATAAGTGAAATATCATGTTTAAAATTATGTGAAGCAGACAGAAGATGTATTGGTGTCGAATGGAATCCATTTTATTTAAAATACAAAGCTGGGGAATCTAATTCAACTAATTCATCTAATGCAATCGGAAACTCAGGAGGAATTTATGACGCATATTCAAATATATGTTGTCCAAAAACACAAGTCAGCGAAATTATACCAAGAAGAAAAGATTTCGCCAATGGAAATTTTTATATAAAAAAATATGTTGATGCATTCGAAAAAAACAGAATATATATCATGCCAAAATAATTTTAATTATTTACTTATTTGAGTCTTTGACACCTTTGATTTATTTTGTTTATTTGGAACTGTGACAGTTTTAGTTACTTTCCCTGAATTTATTTTGTTTTGTTTTCCTCCTTTATTCGATTTAGTTTTAGTTTTAGTTTTTTTTATTCCTTTTTCTTGATCTTCGAGGTCTGCCAATTCATCGAGATATATTTCATAGTTGACTAAGAATTCATTAAGTTCTTCTTTCCACAATTGTTGAGCTGTTTTATTCACATAAATGTCATATTCCTTTTGTTTTTTTTCACATTCATTTGTTAATTCAGCAATTTTTTCTTCTGTAAGTGAAAATAAACTCATATTTGTAAGATATTCATACGAAACTTTCGTTGTGTCATCGTCTGAATTTTGATCTAAATTATTTACATTGAGGCTTATCTTATAAGATAATTCTTTGAATTTATACTTAATCAAATCATTTGTAATAGCAGCTTTTGTTCTTTTTGCGACAACTATTTTTGGAGGAGTACTGACGACATGTTCGATGAACCTCTTTTTTTCTTTCAAAATGTTTAATTCATTTTCTAAAATGCGAGTATGGTATTCTTTACGTTTTATATATAGTGCAAGACGTGCATGATAAAATTCGTAAATTATATCATCGACATTATTATATTTAGTAATTTTTCCATTTGTATTAAATAAGTACATATTATTCATTGATAGACTCGATGTTAATTTCAATTTCTTTTCCAATGTATTATCTTTGATCATTTCTTGTAATTTATTTCCATAAAATGTTATAATGAATTCAACATGATTATTTCCACTATTATTAATTGGTGTTGTTTCTATAAATTGTTTACTTGTTTGATCTTTTGTAACAGTTACTGTGTTTAAATATTCTTTATATGTATCACTCCACATATCTATCGGTAATTCAGTTATTTTAACTGTTTTGTCATCAATAATTTCGTAATTACCCGATACGTAAACTTTACCATTATTATCTATAGTAACTTTCCCTTTAAATCCTCTAAACCATGGAATCAGATCAATAACATCGCGTCCTTCATCATCATCCATTTGGACTATTAAATTGTTTATAATATCTTTTGGATTGAATGGATGAATTGTTGTACTAAAACCAGTTCCAATACCTCCACACCCATTAGCCAAAAGAGTTGGGAAAATTGGTAGATAATATTCAGGTTCAACAAGTGTGCCATCTTCGTCAATATATGTATATAATGGTTCATCCTCTCTTCTGAAGATATAAGGAGTCAATTTGTTGAGTTGTGTGAAAATATAACGAGATGCTGATGAATCTTTACCACCTAAACGTCTAGTACCGAAGTTACCGTTTGGCAAAAGGAAATTAATATTATTCGATCCAACATAATTTTGTGCCATCCCAATGATTGTACCGACAAGACTATCTTCACCATGGTGATATTCGGTGTGTTCTGAAACATAGCCACTTAATTGGGAAACCTTGATTTCGCTATTTTCTAATTTACGTTTGAAACATGCATATAAAATCTTCCTTTGTGATGGTTTAAGACCATCTTGGATTGACGGAATAGATCTATCGTTACTGTATGCTGAAAAATGTTTAAGTTCTTTATTAACATAGACACTAATTGGGACTGTTTTTTGTGTTATATCGAGGATATCATCTTTGTCATAATCAAACAACCAATCTTTTCTGCCTGCAATACGTTCCTTTGTCCGTTCAAATGCAAGTAGTAATGCTTTACGTGATTCACTTTTATCATCTTCAATTTCTTCTTCCATATTTTCTTGCATATCTTCTTCTTCAAAGTTTGATAATTCATCATCATCATCATCGCAATCTATTTCTGGATTATCAGAATTATCTAAATTATCTAAATTATCTAAATTATCTAAGTCATCATAATTGTCATCTTCTATGGATTTTAGTAAGTCATTATTTTTATTATTATTTTCATCATTTGAACTTTCCCACACATATTTTACGAGTCTATTTTCAAAATCATTAAATACTTCTTTGGCCTCTTTTTCAGTCGAAGTACCTAATCCTTTGTAATATTTAATTGTCCATTTAGATGTGTCACCTTTCAAATCTTCGTCTATCCATTTTTTATATTCACTTATTGTATAAAAATTGATCGGACTTTGTTTTTTGGTGTCAGATTTCTTGAATGCTTTTACGATAGGTGTTGTCATACATTCAACAAAACCCAGTTTTAATAATGATGGCCAAAAATAATCGAACATATTCATTATGAGACCTTTAATATGTGATCCATCAACATCTTGATCTGTCAATATGATAATACCACCATAACGTAATTTAGATAAATCAGTATATTTTTTATTTTGTTTTAATCCCAAAATGTGCTTCAAATGAATAAATTCAGCGTTCTTCATCAGCTGAGATACAGACGCTTCTCGAACATTTAAGAACTTTCCACGTAACGGGAATACACCAAATCGTTCTCTTCCCACAATACTCAAACCTGAAATAGCAAACACCTTAGCTGAATCACCTTCTGTAAGAATAAGTTTACATAAATGTGATTTTCTTGGTTTTCCTGCCCATTCTGCATCATCAAGTTTTGGAATTTGTTTAACATTAAAAGTCTTTTTAAAATCTGTTTTTGCCAATTCACCTTTTTCTTTGAATTGAGCTAGATTTACTATTTCATCAACGATACCTGTTTTGATTAACTTTTTAATAAAATCGGGGGTAATTTCACATTTTGATCCGAATTCGGACATTTTTGTGATTAAATTTTCTTTTGTTTGTGAATCAAATCCAGGATCTTCGATTATACAGTCAATGAAAACATTAATATTTTCTCTAATATATGCTGGTTTAATGTAACTAATTTTGTGCTTCTCTTTGATGTAATTGGCTAATAGTAAGCAAATTTGATCAACAACATGAGATACATGATTACCCCCTTTGTATGTACATATACCGTTGACATAACTAACTTGTGAAAAACCAGAAAATTTATTAAATACAACACCAACTTTCCATCTTTCACTGAATTCCTGATAAATAAGATCAGATGGTATATCATCGTTATAAAACATTTTAATATATTGGTCGAATGAATCAAATTTAATAACTTCTCCATTGAATTTTGTTGTAGTACCAATTGAACAAGCAGCTATATCATATACACGTTTTTTTATCAATGAAATAATATCATCGGTGAAACCAGTGACACCAAATCGAGCAAAGTCTGGTTTACATGTTATCTTAGTAAAAGATTTTTCACCCGGTTTAGCATTGCGTATTATCGGAGGATTTATTTTATACATATTGTTTGTAAAAGTTTGAATATAATGTTTTTTTGCTTTTGTGTCAAGAGTTTCAACTATAAATTCCGTTGAATAAATATTTGCTAATTTTGCACCATAACCATTTTTACCGCCGACTGTTTTACCTTTGACTTCATAATTTGAAGATGTTAAAAGATGTCCAAAAATTAGTTCAGGAACGTATAATTTTTCTTCTTTGTGAATTTCAACTGGAACACCATTACCATCATTCCATAAAGTTAAAATTCCTTGTTCTTTATCTAGTGTAACTTCCATGTTTTTACAAGTTGGGTCTCTAACTTTGTGATCACGAATGTTTACAAGTAGTTCATCAAAAATTTTATATAAACCCGGTGTAAATGTTATATCTTGCTTTATAATATATGTAGCTAGTTCGTTAAATACATGCATTTCTTTTAGATCCGAACTTACACTCCCGATATATGTATCTGGCATAGTCAAAATATGTTCGTGATGTGTTTTCTTTTTGTATATTTCTTCAATGGTTTTTGCATCCATTTGTATGTTTTCCACCATTTGTGCATTTTGTTTTGGAGCTATTTTTGCTGGCATTTGTTTTTTTAAAAGTATAATCTCAGCTTATTTATTTGATCTCTTTATGTGATTAACTTTAAATTTATCAATTTTTTACATTATAATAATAAAATTATACCATATTTTGATAAACTATATAAAACAATTAGATATATTAAGTGATAATATACAAAACAGTAATAAATGTTTACAAAGGAAAATTCAAAACGCAATCCATTATTGTTCAAATATTCCAATTATAACATGTCACATGTTGGAGGAAATAATGATTATACGGATAATTCTTCTAAGTATATTGAGGAACAAAAAAAAATAATAGAAAAATCAAATAAACGAGTTCCTGTTTCTTATATTCCACCTTATGACGATATGTATATTTCGCCCTATGGATTAGATGTATATACAAATCCTAATTTTGATTCTGGTGGTTATGGAGGCGGTGGAAACGCAAAGGGTACAGATGAAAATACTATAGAAATGACGGAAGAAAATAGAAATAGATATGATCCATATACTGATTATCTTTACAAGAATGGATTGATTGAACGCAAAAATTTTGTAAGATATAATGTTTATTATCTTAATATTGATAGTTCATTGAGAAATACATTGCCAACAACAATCACTGATGAACCGAATCAACTTGTTGGTAATCCTCTGTCATTCATGGAATTTTCAACTGATGAAATAAGCATAACTACACAATTAAAAATTACTCATCCTGGACATCGGTTTCAAATAGGTGATAACATCACATTATCAGGTTTATTACCATCGATCCTTATTTTACGTACAAAAAATGACGCAGGAAATACACCATTTATTTTTACAACAGGTGATGATTATATGAAAATAGTATTTCCTGGTATTTCAAGAATTGATCCAGCCATTTATAATGGAACATTTAACGGTTTTCCATGGACACCTGCTGACTCCGACGATTTATTCATCAGAATATTTGGATTTAGGGGGTCTGCAGCAAACCACCCATATATTGGAAATATTCCAATTAATACACTTAATGCATTCCAACAAATATATTTAACAACACCTTCAAATCCAATATTTGATCCTAATGTCATATACATAAAATTAATTACAACATTTGATACCGGAATTCCTACACAGCCACAATATGTGTTCTTAACATCATACAATGTTGAAATACAATATCGATATGCAGCAGGCATTCCAATAAACTTGGTAAATGCTGAATTTCCATTGAATCTTTTTCATGTACAAGGATTTCTAACTATTGTCAATGTTGAAAAAGATTTTTACTACGTTACGATAAATCATAGAATGGGAAGTTTTTTATCATTTGGTGGCAATGATATATATGTCGCAAAAGTACTCGATGTAATTAACGGTTTTACTCAACCAAACCATTACATTTTGAATCTGGGGAAAACATATACAAATGTCATATATGTCGGAATAGTTGATTCAGAATTTCCTAATACGCAACAAGTTGTTAATACTACAAACAACGTATTTTATTGGGAAAATCAAGATGACGGAGGACATGTATATTCTGTGACATTAACACCAGGAAATTACGATCCGATTAGTGTGGCCGAAAATTTAGAAAAATTAATTCTCGCTACTCCGAGAGTAAATTATACAAGTATAGGTACACAATATACAAACAAAAATGTTATTAAAATCGTTATTGATCAATCAACAAGTCAATTCACTGCTAGCAGTTACAAGGAGGCTAAATTACAGAAACCATTCATAAATACAATTCCATCTATTCCTCTCACGCCATCACTTTCAGATCCTGTGAATATTCAAGTTCAAATCAGACAAATAAATCATAACATTGATGTCGGAACATCAATTGTAATAAAGGGTGCTATAAATACAATGGGAATACCACCAGAAACGTTAAATGACACACATATTGTTACAACTGTCATTGACCAAAATAATTATGTAATATCCTTATCAAATGTTAACCTAACAGATATACGACAAGATACGAGAGGAGGTAATAATGTTACTATTTTTGTACCAAATATATTTAGACTCATAATGGACAGATCAAATTGTATAGGACAATTATTAGGATTTCGAGATGTTGGAATGGTTACATCTATTACTGTTTATGCAACAACTATAACAAACTACGAACCGTATTTTGAGGAACTCGATTTGGATAGTAATGGAACACCAAAATCATTCGAAAATAATGCATTATCATTATTTGGTGATACATATTTATTAATTCAATGTCCTCAATTGACGCAATATGATGATATAGATGTTGGTCGCAATATAAACAATATTTATGGTAAAATATTATTACCTGAATATAATGGAGAAACTGAAAAGGGTAGATATACAAATAATAAAAGTAAAATACTGTTTAATACGTTCTCAAATTCTGCACGTATTTATTTAGAGCCAATACCTGAATTGTATAGACTTGAGTTTACATTTTTGACACCGAATGGAAACTTGTTTGATTTTAATTATATAGATCATTCATTTACTCTAAAAATTGTAACGGTTACTGATAGACCAAAAGGAACAGAAATCGATACCAGTATAGGTAAAATTACATAAAATAAGTATTGTCATTGAAGATGTATAATAATACATTGAAATAATTTTTATCGTTATAATAGTTATATTACTAAAAATATAACTATTTAAATTATATGAATATATTCACAGAAGTATTATTTTTATTTGTATTCGTCTATGCATTAATAATATTGAAACTTCCTGATATGACAAAAGATGATTACATATTCCAGAAATTTTCAATATTTGTATCATTATTTTGTTTCTATTTTGTGTTGCAAGCAATAAATACACTCAGGTGTAGTTCAATGGTGAGCATGTCTGATTTGGTTAAAAACTCATTTATTGTTGCAATATCGGGAGTTTTAGGACTTACAGTCTATACAGATTTGTTGAATATGGAATGGTCACATGATTATATAGAACAATATATTCCACCAAATTCATCGAAATATGCATTTTCTTTGGTTGTGACTATATCTATTATATTATTCATCACTTGTGTGAGACTATTACAAATGGCATTATCTACACCAAATCAATGAATTATATAAAATTAATAAATATATTGTTGATGTAAACATCATTGGAAGAGATAATTTTAAAATCAAAAACAAATTAATTTCTGTATATAAATATATAACTCTATGGGGAATAATTTAATATATAAAATATTACAATATACTGCACAAATATTAGCAATATTCCTAATATTTAAATTCTTACCCGAATTAACTAACGGAAATATTGGAGCTAAATTAACTAATGTCGATATATTAATGATAACCGCAATAATTATGTTGATATATATATTATTTGAAAACTTGTGTGGTGTTTATTCACATAGTGAAAATAATATGACACAAAATGATAAAATAAATATGTGTAGTTCTATATGTTCAATTGATAAATCAGAAAAAAAAACAGAAGAAACAAAAGAACATATGGATAATGTTTTTTCAGATTTAGAATCAGGAATAACAGGAGGAGTTATTAATTTATCAGCCATAAAATTGGAAGATCCCACACGAGGAGTATCATCAACAGATATAATGGTAAATAAAAATCCAAATAATTTATATGGTGGTAATCTTCCCAATCCATATCTAAATCCATATGTCAATGCTTCTTCTGTGGGTGGTCCGTCTGGTGTTTCTGCTCCATATGTATCAAAACCGGAACCATATTCTTCCAGTCAAACTGTTCCATCAATTGAACAAAACCAATCAAAAAAACTTTCTTCATATCCAGCTAATCCGTCCATATATAATGCTAGCCAACAGCTTCAGTCCAATCAATTAAATCAACCTATTCCATCTAATCCATCTAATCCATCTAATTCAAATGATTCAAATAAATTAAAGCTATTGGCAAATGCAAGAGAAACAATTCGCGCTAATGACATTAAAAAAAACAATGTATTCGGAAAAGTAAATCCCAATAGATTTAACCCGAATGTCGATAATTACAGTAACGCACTTATGGGTAACATAGAGGCAGCATTGGCAGATAAATATAAAGAATTAGAACAAATTAGGAATATTTATGAACTTAATTTGGAAAATAAATACGAAGAAGAATATAATAAATATTATCAAGAAACTGGAAAATTTCCTGATCAAAATAAACCGCAAATCGAAAGAGATGGATGGAGAAATTGTGAAGGTGTTGTTGAAAGTGATTTAGGATATGATACCGATTACAATCATATACCTATAGGAGATGGAAATGATACTCGTGATTATGAATACGGTTATTCGTATCTTCCGCCCCGCGATTGGGCCCCCAATAGAGGCGGTTTGTTTCCTCCAGTTTGTGTTAATAACGGTCCATTGAACGTTCCCTACCCATATATGAATTCAGAACATTTAGATTTATTAGAATGGAGTGATGCTATTAGAATAACTGGTCCACAGGATGTAAATACTTCATTTATAAAAAAATATAATGCTGGAAGATAAACTAATTTATTTAATCTAATTCAGATAATACAGATAATGAAGATTTTGTAGGTTTTATTTTCTTCGCTTTTACAATGACCTTCTTCTTATCTTTTTTAACAACTGGATCATTAATTTTGATATCATTTAATTGTCCATTTGATGATTCATTTTTAATATGAATTATTTTATCATTTACTATGTTCTCCCCATTATTTTTGTAAAATAAATATACAACTTTGAATCCGTAATCATCAACAATATTTTTTATATCACTAAATTCTAAATTAATATATTTCTTTACTGTTTCCAACAAAGTGTTAAGATTACTTTCTCTATTATCTGGATTATATCTAATGAAGATACAGGGAATTCCTAATTTAGCGATTATATCATACATTCTTTGTTTATCACACTCATAATCAGATCCTCTGTGTTCATATTCATCTACCTCGACAATTAAATTATAATTATTACAATCAAATCTAATATCTGGAAATAATTGACCATTGGTACAATCTCTTCCAACTGATCTATTATGTATAAATTCATTTTCTGGTAAATTATCTTTTAGGAATTTTACAACATTTAATTCTTTTTCTTTAATGAATGATTTCTTTTTATTTACATATTTACAACAAAAACATATCCTACCACAGGTTCTAAATATTAAACATTTGGGACATAATGAGCATTTAGGACATCCTCCATAGCCTCGTAAATGATTTACAGGTAATTGATTAAAATCTCCATGTTCTTTACAAGTAATTATTACTTTTATATTGCTGTGTTTATAATCAACCTTTTTATATTGATACTTATTTTTATGAACACAATTTGCTTTTTTAGTGAATTCTTCTGTTGTCATCGTCTGTTTTTCAATCTGTTTTTTAATCCCACAGTCAAAACATCCTTTTCCAGATAAATGACCTAATGGTGTTTGTTCAAATTCACCGTGATCTTTACATATAATATTTATTTTAGTGGTAAAATTTGTATAATTAATTTTTGAATAATCATATTTTTCTCCGTGAATTTTTTTAGCTCTTTTAATAAATACATCAGGTAATAATGTATTTTTTTTAGTTACTGTAATAACGGCGCATTTTTTACATCCATAACCACGTAAATGACCGTGTGGCGATTGATCAAATACGATATTACATGTGTTACATTTAATTTTAATTTTTTCTGTAATATTTATGTAATTGCTATCAGAATAATCATATTTATCCTTGTGAATTTCCTTCGCTTTTTCAATAAATCTATCGAAATCAGATCTTTGTTTTATTAATATTGTATCATTGTCACATTCCTTTTTTTTAGTTGGTTTATTAATATTTAAACATTTTGGACAAATGCCTCCGGTTAAATTATAGATTTCTGATTGTTCAAAATGTCCATGCTCTTTACATATTATAATAATTTTAATATTACCATCTTCGCCTTTTTCTTCCCTATAATCATATTTATTATTATATTTTTCTTTTGCTTTTTTAATAAATTCTTCTGTCGATAATTTATGTATATTATTTTTTGTCACAATAGAACATTTAGAACATCCGTGTTGTCGAACATGACTATGAGGAGTTTGTTTAAATTCTCCGTGATCTTTACATATTATAATAACTTTCTCTTCAGAAGATACGTATTTTACTTTAGAATAGTCATATTTATCTTCATGAATTTCCTTCGCTTTTTCTATAAATTTATTACCAATAGATTTTTGTTTTGCTAATATTATATCGGCATCAATTTCTTTCTTTTTAATTGGTCTATTAATATTTAAACATTTTGGACAAATAGCGCCATTTAAATGATGCACAAGCGATTGTTGAAAATCACCATGTTCTTTACATATTATAATAATTTTTGTATCACCATTTTCATCTTTAATTTCTTTATAATCATATTTATCATTGTGTTTTTCTTTTGCTTTTTCTATAAATTCTTTTGTAGATAATTTACGTATATCATTCTTTATCGTAACTGCGCATTTAGGACATCCTTGGTATCGAAGATGACTATGAGGAGTTTGTGAGAATGGTCCGTGTTCTTTACATTTAATTATGACATTATAATGTTTACCTTTATAAACACTTTCGGTATAATCGTATTTATCTTCATGCATAGTTTGAGCCTTTTTAATGAATTCATTTTGTGATAATCTTGATTTGTTTGTAGTTGTAATTATGGCACATTTAGGACATCCTTGTTTATTATTTACATGTTTATAAGGAGTTTGATCGAATAAAAAATCATGAAATTTACATTTAATTTTTACCTTTGTATCACAATTTTTGTATTCTATCAACGTATAATCATATTTGTCTTCATGAGTTTTGATTGCTTTTTCAATAAAATCTTTAGTTTTATTATTCATCGATTGCGGTATATCTTGTGATGATTGCTAATAATAATATTTATTTATCTAATCAACTTTTTAAATAAATTAAATAATTATAATAAAATATTCAATTAATATTTTGCATCCATAGTTTGTTCATTTATCCATATTCTAGAAAGCATAATAATTTCTTGAAATTTTTCTTCATTGCAATTTGTAAGTTTATTATCTTCTAAATATTTAATAATAAACCAGGCTCGTTTGTTAAATGTCTCTCTTGATTCAAACGAATCCGACTCAAAAATATAGTGTTTCCCATTACTGGTAAAAACTGATTGTATTTTATGTGTTTCAGTCATTTTTTTAATAGTTATTTTGGTATATTTTATTAAACTTTTAAATATATTCATATTATATTATTCAATCTTTATCTCTACTATCACAAATAATTTTCATTTTTTTACTGTTGTCTCTAAATAATTTTTTTATGACAACATGATATATTACGATGGCAATTGCTGTGAACAACATAATTTTAAGATAATTCAGATCAAATAATTCTTCTTTATCATCAATGGTACAATTCAATATATGTAAAAGAGTTATATGCGATAGAAAACGTATTATTTCAAATATTATTTCAACTAGATCACATTTTGTGATGGTAAAATCAACCATATTATTCTCTATATAAAAGAGTTATAATATATTTTGATATTTTATTTTAATAGTGTTTAAATCAACTGTCTTTTTTTCATACAATTATATATATCTGATGGATTATAAGATAATAATAATAGTTTGTCTGTTACTAATCGCTCTTTATTTTATATATAGAGAACAGTGTAAATTATACGAATATAATAACAATAAATTTTCAAATTTAGAAGAAAATATAAGAGAATCTTACGCGAATATAAATAATGATATGAATGTATATATAGGAAAAATAAAAAATATTACTTCTGATAATTTACAACAAATCAAGAAAATTAATGTGGATAATATTCAACAATTACAACGAATTAATCTTCTTAATAATCAACCAATAACAAAAAAAACTAATCATTTTACAGAAACTGATAGCATCAGTGCAAGTGACCAAGTAAAATATATTTCAGATACCAGAGAAACAATCGGTTCCAATTATTGTACTAATAATTTTAATCATGCAAATAAATCAGTTTCATTAGATCCTATAAATCACACAATTTTAATTAATGACAATAGTTTATATATGAGTCCCGGACCGATGGAGTTTAGTAAAAATTATAAAAAACATGCGGCCCCCATTAGTGCAGAAAAACAAGTACAAATCGATGAATATATAGTCAGTGATAACTATGACGAACATAGTGATAACATACAAGATAATGATTATAAAAATAATTATGATAATAATCAAAATAATAATCAAAATAATAATCAAATAGGTGACTTAAATATTGTTGTTAATGCCGATGATGATGTAGAAATTCCCTTATATAACCAAAAAAACTTAGATATATTAGATAAATTGACATCTGTCGCTAATCTTCGTCTTTTTTCTCTAGATGATAATGGTGATACTGATGATGATACTGATGATGATACTGATGATGATACTGATGATGATGATGATAATGATACTGATGATGATGATAATAATGATACTGATGATGATGATGATAATGAAAATAATTATGATGATTATGACAAAAATAATGATGACAATAACAATAATATTGATAGTGAATCAAGTGATGAAATAGATAATGATAAAACTTATACGATAGAAGTTAATGTTGATAAATTTACAAAAAAAAATGTAGATAATATCGAGCCATACAGTGAACGCATAGAAACATTAAAAAAAATAATGGAAAAAGGTTCCGTAATGAATGATATTGATGAAGACATTGTGTCGAATATTTCTGAAATATCTAACAAATCTACTAAATCAAAATCTGTTAATATAAAAGAAACGGTTGAAATTATAAATCAAGAATCATTAAAACCGATTGATGATTATTTATTGGAAACATTAAAAAAATTAGCACGTGTGTATTCAATTAAAATAACTGGAGACAACGGAAAACCATTAAAGAAAGAAATAATATATAATAAAATAAAAGAATATCTTGAAAATAAAAAATAGAAAATATAGATTGATATTTATCACAGTGTAAAAAGCTTTATTTTTAATTTCTATTAAATTATGTGTCAATTAATTGATATATTTATCAAAGATGGTATAAAAAATATTTTTTAACTGTTTTTTCAACCTTTATTAAATTATATATCAATTAATTGATATATTTATCAAAGATGGTATAATATTTATTATCTGTTTCAATAATATAAAAATACAATACAAATGGATAATTTCTATAAAGACTGTCCACCGATGATGTCGGATGGACGTTTATTCACAGATTATAGAACAGCTGTTCGTGCTGATGAGACAAATAAGTATATAAATGGGATTGTACGCGATGATGAATATAGAATGTTTTTACAAAATAATGCACAAGCTATTATGGAAAATACATGGGAATATAATAAAAAGACAAAATCATGTTGGCAAAATGAGTGTGTTCACAACTATCCAACGAGAGTATATCCTCCATGGTTCGTTGAAGAGAGAAAGGCATATAATCAATTGTCTTTACCGGGCAATAAGAGAACATCTGTTTATAAATGTCCTCACTTCAAGGATTATAAAATATCTGGTAATAAAATTAGACCACATACACCGTACAACGCTCAGAATGAACAATATATAATGCAATACAATAGAAAATTAGAAGGGCAAAAATAAATTTATGTATTAAAATCTGAAATATTTTAACAAATATTTTTTAAAATTAAAATCTTAATAAATATAGTAAACAAAATTTAATATAAATCGATAATATATTAGACAATATATTATTATACATTATATAATGGCGGATAGAAGACCATCTTTTTCGACAAAACCTAATACATTTAGAGATTATAATAGGGCACATATTCCAGAAAGGAATCCAGATGAGAATGTAACACAAAAAATATTTCTATTGATTGAGGAAGGAGATATATTTAAATTGAAAGATTTTATGTTAACAAATAAAGCCACTGTTAATGCAAGATTGGAAACAGGAGAAACATTATTACACATGGTATTAAACAGTTCCAATTTGTCTAAAGGACAAAAATATGAATTATCTAAATTTTTAATCGAACACGGAGCGCCAGTCGGTTTGAGTGATGCAATGAATATTACACCGCTACATATAGCTTGCAAATTGCAATTAGTTGATGTTATAAATCTTTTATTAAAACATGGTGCTATAACTAATGTTGCAGATAATAATGGTATGACACCACTTCATTATCAAATAATGAGTGAAAATAGTACATGTAAGACAGACAGGAGTACAAAAATCGGTGATTTTAATGTGCCAACAATCACAAAGGAAAAATACACTGCACAAGTTAAAAATATGAACAATACTATTTTAGATATATTGTATCAAAATGATGATGTCAATAAATATATGGTTCATATTCAAAAAACAATTAAAAATTTAGAAAATATGTATCCAGAGGAATTAGATACAATACAAGAGAAATTCACAGATTCAGTAACATCTACAATTACTAATAGTGACACGCCTAATTTATTTGAAAAATCTGATAAAATATTTAATCTAACAGTTGGATGCAAAAACGATATTAATATAATGGTTTCTAATAAATTAAAAGAATCATTAGTACAAACTAATATTAAACCAAATACAATCGATGGATGGGGACCATCGAATAACCAAATGGACCAAATTCTACCATATTCCAATATAAATAAAGTGGCTTTTGCTATATCACATGATATACGCCAAACAAGAAATAGTGTTAGTACAAAATTACGTCAACATCTTGGAAATATTGATGAAAGAGCGGGACAACTATCAGAATTTACCAAGAAATGGGAAACATTATTGACCGAAGTTAATAAACGTACATTTGAGATTAAAAAAAAAAATGCCAACTCAGAATATGTTACTAATGTGATTAAAGCCGAGAATATAACAAATTTATTCAAAGGTCGCGATGTATTTAATCAAGGCGAACGTATTAAAATTCCAGCTTTGAATTTAAACCAAGCTGGAAATTATAATTTAGCGGCTTCATCTCCCGGTGTTACTATAATCAAAGATGGTAATGCTCCTGGAAATCGTATAACGAATGATTTAAATAATGGATATTATTTTATTTCTTTATCTAAATTTTATTTGGAATTATTTAAAATAAATATGAAAAATATTAAAAATAATAACGAAACACTTATTAAATTTATGGAATCATCATGTACTTATGCAACGTATGAATATATGTGTAGTAACTTATCATTGTTAGTAATAAATGCAATTTTATACTTGGGAGCAATTATGACTGAAATAGATGTTACATTAATACCCAGATTTAAACAGATTTTAACAGCAAATGGATCTAATACACCAAATAACACTGCTGTTTACACAAAAATAGCCGATGATACAACGAAAGAAATTAATAATTTAGCTAATATCAAAACAATAATAAATGATATGTATAAAATGTTTTATAATTTTATGGATACACTAAACAGTGCAGTAAATGTAATAAACATGTTATCCGCGGCTCGTTATATGAGACAATATCATAATGAGTATATTGATAATAATAAAGTTACACCTTCGACAGATATACTCAGAGAAATATATTATAGAGCCTTTCAACCATTACCAATGATCCCTCCAACTTTTGATGAATTTAGATCGAGAATAGCATCAATTGACTATAATAATATTAAAAACCCAGATATTTTAGCTGAAATGAAAAAAAAATTATTTGAACTTTATATTCCACAAATTACTTATAAAAACTATTCGTGTTATTATGCACAAAATACTGCTGAACGTCCTGGAGATAAAATTAAAATATTTGATAACGAAAATAATTTAGTTGATTCAAATCTAGAATTTTTTGGCATTGGAAAAATAACATTGCCAGATGGAACCGTGCAAAATGAATCCAAAAATATATTACGTTGGCCCACAACAAAAGTAAATGGATGTGCACGATTAGGTTATTTATTAAATATAGAAAATGGAATGGTTAATACAGAGTTTAATATTCGACCAATAGAAGAATTTCCTGCACTTCGTTACGGTCACAAAGTCAGTTATTACACCGATGTCCCGAATCCAGAATTAGATCCAGGCAGTCCAATGAATCGCATTGGTTTAGTTAATATAAAACCATCAGTAAACCAAAACAAGAAAGAAGCCGCAGCTCCAATCATAGGTACATTACTCGATAAACATTTGTATATGATAAAATATTTAGTTATCCAAATTTATTTAAATAATTGTAAAATTATTTTAGAGGATATACGAGCAAATAGATCAACGACAGGAAATTCTCCCATAATGATCAAATTCAGGAAAGAAATAGAAAATTATATTAATTCATACAAGGATGAATTATCAATGAATGAACTACATGATTATATTATATATGTACTTGTTGCTAGAATTGTCGATACAGCATTAATTAACTTTATAAAGGGATGTATCAACAGTAGTTCTATTTATCATACAATCAAAGTTCTTAACCAATTTAATAATAAACCAGAATATGCACAAATATTACAAGATATTAAAAATCAACATGGTATAGATAATATCAAAGTTAATTTAATGAATATGGAAACAAATTTCAAAATAGATCTTAATGGTATCATAGACGATGTTTATACTAAATTTTTAGTTCCAGTCGCAAGAAACACTGCAAGGAAAGTGTATGAACTTAATTATACTGATTTACTAGTCAAAGATAAAAATCCGGATGATACAAGTAGCAGTCAACATATTGTATATAATTATTCATATAATACTAAATTATTAGAAAGTAGATGTTATAAAATAAATGCAGAAATTATCGATATTCTTGTTAAAAATAATGCACAAGTGAATTATAAAAATATCAATGGTAATACTCCTCTATATTATGCTATTGAGAATCAACATATTGAGACAATCAAGAAATTATTATCATATAATGTCTCTGTAAATACGAACTTGTCAAGAAATGTTATAGGAATAACTCCATTACAACATGCATTAAATATGTATAGTTATCATTTGGAAATATTAAAAGATACATCGTCACTCACGAGCGGAATTTATAAAAAAATAGAAGATTTAATTAGAAAAAAACCAGAATATAAAAATAATGTTATCAAATATGCAGATAATATACTGCCTCAGATAATGTTAATGATGAATCATCACTTTTATTTATTAACAAAACAATATAAAAAAGATTGGACATATGATAAATATAAATTATTGATGGACAAATTTGCGTCGTATAATATAATTGATCCGGAATCTCCCATTAATAAAACAATACCACTGTTGACATATTTTTATAATCTTACATTGACCGGAACCTATGGGACACAAGCATTGACTGGTCGAGATCAATTCATCGATGTTCAATTAGCTGTCAAAAATAATAAATTGGATGAATTCAATCAGCGCGTACAATCTATAAATGATGAATATAATGATATAATTGGAAAAGTCAGTGATCCTTATTATCAAGCAAGAATAAATGAACTTAGACAACTTTCTAGAGAATTAACAACTGATATTAATAATATTAGAACAGATATAACCAAATTAACCAATCTTAAAAAAAAAGTACAAACTACATTTAATGTTTTAAATCAACAATATGAAATTAAAAATATAAAAACAAGAATTGATAATTTCAATCCTTCAAATATAAAAAATAGTGTACAGTTATACGATAAAATATTCACTAATGTTATAAATTATGTTCCTCCACGTCATAGTTTTAAATATATGAATACAACTAATTTAGATACATATAGATCATTGTGGAGTTTATATATAGCTGATATTGATGGCCAAAACAATCTCACAAATTTACCAATATTGTTAACAAAATTCCAACTTATTTTATTAGAAAAATTTAACAATAAAGAAATAGATCTCAATGAATACAATCAAAGTCTTGAACTTGTGTTTGAATTACACAAAAATATAATAAATCCATTTGCTGAAGATTATGAAACACTTCCTTTAGAATATAATACAGGCACAAATTATGCACTTGATATTGTTATGGATATTTTAATCCATGTTATAAAATACAATTTATGTAGTATGTTATGTAATGTATTAACAAAAAGTTTAACATTGTATGTTATGAATGTTAATAATAAAACTGCTATATACACAAATGATATAGAATATTCTAAATATATAACAGGTATCGTAGATAATATAATGTCAAGTGGTTCTCAACACGAATCTATGATAATAAAATATATTATGACAACATTGCCATTAAGATGTGTCAAAATTATAACAAAAATATACGAGGGTGATGACGATCCTGATAGATTATTAGTTAAAATAAGTAGTTTATTTGATCCTATAACGAATATGTTAATTATGAACCAAACATTACCAATAGACACAACCTCATCAATAATTACTTTAATGGATAAAACAATTTATCCGTATTTTACTGATATCATTGAACAATTCGTAAAAGAAGGAAAAAATATGATAGATAGTTATTTGAGATATTCACTTAATGAATCAAAACAAGTAGAAATAATTAAATTGTTGTCTGATAAAGCAAAAAATGAAACAACAGTGTCATAAAATATTAAGAATATTAAAAAGTAAATTAAATCGTATTGGAAACAACAGATAATTTTCTCATTGAAATAATATCAATAATTAATATAGAAACCAATAAAATTATTATTAATAACATAACAACAATGGTTAATATAAAATAGGGGTAATATCTACTTACCATGTCTTCTAATAATGGATCAACAATATTATTCATAACTTTTTCTTTTGTTTTATTTTTCTTTAATTCTTTAATGATCGAATCAATAATGGCATTAGTTATCGGTCCGATATAAGTAGTTTCAGACATTTTAATTATATAATTATATGATTATATAATTATATATCTATATTTAAAATAACTTATATTCCCAAACCAGTCTTGAATATGAACGAATTAAATAATTCAAATAATTCAAATAATTCAAATAATTCAAATAAGTCAAATAAGTCAAATAAATTAAATAAATCCAACGATTCAGATATATATTTTGATTCGTCAAAGATCCGAATTAAATATTTACAGAAGGCATATAGAATTTTTAATAATAGTGAAAAGTTTAAAATAACAACACCAAAGTGTTCGCTACCATTTGGATTAGAAAAATATTATGACAAAATAATTGCCAATCTTGAATTTAATATCGATAATAATGATTCATACAATTATGTAAATATAATTAGAAATATAGATACAATATTTAAATCAATCGGTTCAAATTCTGATGCAAAAATGTATAATATACCTTATGGATTAACAAACGAACTCGATAAAACGTTATTCGTCGGCTCATTAAAAGAAAGATTTTCAAAATGTTTTCACCATAGATGCCATATGAAAAAGGGAACAGAACTTACTTATTTATCTGAAGAGCTAAAGGGGAAAGAACTCATTGCAACAATAGAACTTGATCATATATGGAAACACGGTAATGAATACGGATTAGTTTGGTATATTGATGATATAAAAATTGTATAAAAATATTGAAAACTGTTATATGTTGGCAATTCTATATGAAATCATATTCATGATTACAATTGTTGTACAAACACACAAACTATACACGTTATGGAAGAAGTTTCTATTTTTGTGTTTTTGTACTACTTAATTAAATTTTGGTCATTCACAGAGACTATTGATCAAATCGGAAAACTACATCCTAATTCACAAAATCTTTTTGTTAAATTATTTAATAAAAAGATATGGATAAAATGTTCGAAAGAAGTGACAAAAACTATTCTATCAACAAAATCGGACAGCAAATTGGCATATATAAACAGGGTTTTTACATTATCACATGGTCACTTGTATAGTATCGGAAATATACAAAATGAATCATATGATGACGATAAAACGGATCCTTCTATGTGGCACAAAGTCCATCATGGTTTAGCGAAAGCTATCGACACCAATAGATTAGACGAAATTATGTCGAAATATTCATCAATATTAACATATAAATATAATTCTAAATACAATCCAACAGAAGTAATGAGTGAGTATGTTATGAATGTTTGGTTTGAATTTTGTTTTGGTATAACAAAAAATCCCGATGAAGATTTTAACAAATATAAACTAATTAGAGAAAAACTAATTAAAACATTGAGAACGACATTTTATAATAGAAAAACAAGTTACATCCCATATATCGGAGAATATATCTCTAAAATAATGTTTTATTTGTACAAAAATGAATATAATGAAATTGATAAACAACTTCGTGAACTGATTAATAATTCCATTAATACAGATGGATTTATACAAGAATTTTACAATCAACTTAAACAAACTACTGACTATGACAAAATATTAATTGATAAAATTGTACTCGATAATACATTTTTAAGCATCCTAGTCTACGATTTTATAAATATACTGGCATGTAATTCTATAGTTCGGTTTGCATCTATTAACCAAAATTTTATAGATCGTAGAAGTATGAAAGATGAAAATATTACAAATAGTTTCCTTTTTCCTCATCGTATGAGAGTAATCGGATTGGATATCACATTAACTGAAAATAAATCTGATAATGAACTGATTTCCATAAAAAAAGGAGATTTAGCAATTATCAATATGTTAGAACATAAATTATTTTTTTCCTACGGTCCTAGATCGTGTATTGGTCATGCATTTTCAACAAAATTTTACAATAAATTATGTGAAATTTTTGATCCGTACGATATCATAAAAACAGATGATAATAAAGTAATTAAAAATCATAACAGAAATATCCCAGAAATAATTTCAACTCATGAAATTAGGTTAACTATGAAAAAAGATATATTGAAAAATACAATGGATAATTTTCCTCACAAAGGAGTCCAAAAATTTTATAGAATTGAATCAATAACAGAAGATGTCACAATGTTTAAATACATAATAACACAAATGGTTGAACGCATCAAGTGTATTCAATTTGAACAAAACAAACAAATTGATTGCATTGTGTTATCTGAAGCGCGTGGCTTTATGTTTATGTCAGTTGGTAATCTTCTATCCATTCCTATTATTATGGCTAGAAAAAAGGGAAAAATAGCTGGACCGGTGAGTTGTGTTTCATATATAAAAAATTATGATGATGTCGAAACGATAGAAATTTCTACTAGATCATCTAGTTTGTTGTTGAATAAAAATATAGTTATTATTGATGATGGTTTAGCATCCGGTGAATCAGCTAAAGCATTACATATATTATGTAAATCAATGGGTGCGAATATTCTTGATGTAATAGTTGCGATTCGTCATAGTTATTCTGTTAATTCAAAAGATTCTAGAACAGAATATGAAAAAGAATTCAATATCGATGTATATAATATATTTTCTCTATAAAATTACTTTTTTTATTTTGATGATTATTATAATTTTTTATTATAATCAAATTAAACTAGATCAAAAGATAAATTTATTAAATTAATATGCACTTGTCGATGATAAATCTGATTCGGACATTAAAGAAGCTGATGATGTTTCTTCGGCAGCTTTAGCTTTTCTTGGTTTGCTGGCTTTTTTTTCTCCTTTTGGTTTTTCTACTTTTTCTGGTTTAGCTGTTTTACCGTTTTTTTCTCTTTCTTCGATATGTTTTTTAATATCAGCTGTTACTCTGTCGATATCTATTTTATCAAGAACATCTTTTGTGGCCATTTTTTCCATTTCAATTGCTCTTTCATATCCATTTAATTCAGGTTTTGAATCTTTCACTTGTCTATACAAAGCTGCTTTATAATTTCTAGCAATATCGCGTGAAACTCCCATTATTTCAGCTATTTTATCGATAGTTCTATCATGTATAATATCAACTTGAGTTTTAACTTGTCTACTGAGTTCATCCGAAGATTCAGTATCGCTTCCCTCAAGTTCATCTTCCATATTGTCATCACTATCGAAATCGTTCTCATTTTCTTCTGATCCACCAAGTAAAACATCAAAATCAGAATATAAATTCATGCGTCTTGAACCGAAAACTTTAACTTTTGAATTTTTTGATGAACCACCAGTCATATTAACATCTCTGAATTCATTCATCGGCATAACATTGGTAGATTGGACTTTCTTCAATTGATTTCCTTGTTCCATCACTTTTTGTATAAAATCATCGGTATCAATTAGATCTGTCAACGGAACAGTTGTTGCTCCTAATTGTGCCGGCATATTTTCAGTAAATTCAGTTTGTGTTACATCAATATTATTTTTTTGTTTTCTTCTTCCTTCAAGAGCCAGTAATATTTGAACTAAATTACTTTCAGTAAGTTTATCGTCAATATCATAATTTTCACGTTTTTTAGCAAAAATATTTGGTCTAGTTCCCTTTTTGACATCAATGTCGATATGTTTAATTACATCTATATGTTTTTTTATTTCTTTTTGACATTCAACAACAGGTTCAGCATCTGTCAAAATATAATTTCCCATAGCATTTCTTATTTTTGGATCAGCACCGTGTTGGATAAGTAATTCACATAGTTCGTGATTTTCAGTTTCCAATGCAATGTGAAGGGCGGTGTTTTTGTTATCATCCTGTTTATTAATGAACGACGATAAATTTTTAGATGCCAATATTTTGTTAATGACTTCGTTGACATGTGGAATTTCTCTGTAAAATTTACAAACATAGTGTAAAACGGTGCATCCATTTGTGCGATCGGTTTCAGAAAAATCAGTTACGACATCATTTCTTATCATAAACGAGAGGGCAGCAAATTCACGTTCGGTACAAGCTTTGATAGCTAAATTTTTATTATTACTATTATTGAAAAACCACCATCCTCCAGATTGATTTTTATTATATACTTCGGGAGCATATGAGGATGTTGCAGATTCTGAACCAATTGTATCCATCGAGATTCTATTTTTATGATCAGATAAATTAATATAATTCATCATTATATAAGTATATTATATATTATTTTGTCATAATATTTTTTATACTATAATAAATTTTGAGTCAATCTTTGAAAATATATTCAAAATACATTCAAAATATTTTACAATAATTTTAATTTTAATTTTAATTTTAATATATTTTTAGAAAAATCAAAATATAAATATAGACTATTATTATTATCTGTGTTAAATATATAATTCTTAACAATGTCCAAGACACTTTATATAGTTGGAGCAATAATATTAGTAATTATACTATATTTATGGTATTCTCAATCTAGTTCGACAAAAAATGAATCATTTATACCAATTGGAGACGAAGACGAAACCCAAGGTGTTGAATATAAAAATATGATCGATAATGACAGAAATAACGCAGGAAACGAAGATACTGATGGTGAATATGATTATCAAGATGAGAACACACCCATAGATTATATTAATCCAAATGGAGATGAAGAACCTGACACATATGAAGATAGCTATTACGAACAAGATCCTCCTTATAGACAACAAGTTCGCGATATCATAAACAATGGCGAAGAAGGAAAAATAGCTGACAGAATCAAACGCAAATTTGTTACTGTTGATACAGCAAGGCCTGGAGTTTATAAAATGGTTGATTATGTTAACGGTGTAAGAGGTAGTCAAACTATTAATGAAGATCTCGAATCTTATTTAGAAAATAGTAACGATCTTATTCAAGATGATTATATGGAAAATGACAAATATTCGGGTTATGATGAAAGTGATGGTCAATTTGCATCATATAAACCAGAAAGAAGAAAATCAGATAAATATAAATTAGATGAAATCTTCAATTCAGGAAATTTCTTACCAAAGAGCAAAAATAATGATTGGTTTGAAGTATTACCAGAGGCAATAAGTGCTAAAAATCGTCACTTAATCAACGTATCTAAACCTATTGGTATTAATACAATCGGAACAAGTTTACGTAACGCCAGTTGGGATATTCGTGGAACTCCAACATGTCCTAAATTCGTTGTTGCTCCATGGTTACAATCTACTATCGAACCTGATACAAACATGAAATCACTCTGCTAAAATAATTAAATAATTAAAAAATTGAAAGTTATTTTCATAACTACATAAATATAAATATATATATTGAATTAAATAATCCAATATATTAAATGTATTACAATAACAAATTACCTCCGATTGAAGAATCTATCTACGAAGATAATTCAGAAAATGAAAATAATGAACAAGAAGAATTTGATAATGTAGAAATTGATTTGTCACAATATGAAGTATCCGAGGAAGATAATCAATTTGGTCAATATATTGATTTATTAAATATATTTAATATTTACTATAAAACTATTTTTAAAAAAACTACAACAGCAAGTCTTTTTGAAGGGATTGATCTAGATGACGAAACATCTACAAATCGCGCCCTCGAAATGTTTTATGAATCAATGCATCAATATAAAACATCTCAAGATGATAGATATGTTGAATTATATGATCCTGATGAATATAAAGAAAAATATATGAGTAAAAATAAAACACTACCAGAAGATTACCCATTATATTCCGTTACTGTTAATGATACTTCAGTCGACAAACATGAAAAGATTACTCACAATCTCATCACTGCATTAGTATTTATTTCAAATCATGATTGGATAAATTGTGAATGGTCTATCAATCAACTCAATAATTTTTAATTTATTTAACATAATATATAAACCTAAAATTATTTAAAGAAGCATTGATAATATACACTATAATATAATAAGATGGATCATAAAAAAAATAAAAAAAGTGTTATACGTGAATTAGCTGAAGAGGCTTCACAAAACGGTAAAAAACAAAATAATAAAAATTATTATTTAGAAGATTCAGATAAATCAGATAATATTAAAGATTTAATGAAAGAATTAAATGATGATAAAAATATGACAATAATAAATCACAATACTGACACTGATGATGTAGTCGAAGATGATAATATTGAAGATACATACGAAGACGATTCTGGAGATAATTCGGATAATTCAGACAATTATGATGAAAAGGGTAAGAAATCGGTGTTTGAAGAAAATGTTAAAAAGTATTTAAAACTCGATAATTCAATTAGAATTACTATGGAACAATTGAAGGATTTAAAAGAAAAGAGAAAACCATATGAAGAATATATATTGAAATATTTAGAAGGAGCTGACGCACCGTGTATAAATTTAGCAGATGGTAAATTGATTAAAAATAAAGCAGAAACATTGTCACCATTAAAATTAGAAGTAATAAAGGATTCAATTAAAGAGGGTATTAAAAATGAAGGAAAAGATCTTGCGAACGCGAATGATGTTAAATTTAATGACGTCACCGAGAAAATAATAGAATTAATGAACCAAAAGAGAGGAAAAAGTTCTAGAACAAATTTAAAGAGAACATTCGTCAGAAAAAATAATAATAAAAATAAAAATAATAAAAATGATGACAAAAATGAGGATAATAAACAATAAACAATAAACAATAAGTAATAAGCAATAAATAATAAAGTAATAAATATTTTAATAAATTTATTAATTTTTGTGAATAAATTAATAAATAAAATTGTTAGATGTTATAATAATCCTTTTAATTTAATCTTCAGATTTGTTCTTAGCAAATATATAATAATATATTTATCCAAGGAAAGCTGAAGATAAATTGATTTCAATATAAGGAGTCATTGGAGCATTTAATGTTGGACAATAAAAAGTTTTACATCCGTATATTACTGGAGAGTACCACCAATAGACTATAGGTTTCGGTTGATTTATGTATTTAAATAATTTAAGTTTATCATAAACATTGTCACTATCATCATCAGAAGACGAAGATGAAGATGATGAGTCATCTTTTCTTTCGTGTCTATGTAAATGATGTCTTTTTCTCCCTCCGTTTTGTTTAGTTTGTTTTTTGAGTTCGTTACTCATTTTATCTAAGCGAGATATTTCAGCTTTGAATTTTTTTTGTTGAGCTGGAGTCAGTTTAGTTTCAATTTCTGTTATAGAGTAATCAGCATATTTTCCTGCACGATTCTCATCAACGCGGAAACTGACAAGTTCGCGTGAGCCTGTATTTTCCATTGTAAAAAGAAATGTAGGGACATTTCCTGTTATATGTTCTGATATACTATTCCAGGCTTTGGTTGCAGCCTCATTTTCATCAACTGCTTCAACAGTTGGATTGAATCCACCAATAATTGTTGGATTGATAATTTTAAACGATTGCATAATATTTTTATTTATACTGATATATATATTGAATAAAAAAATAAACATTCATTATTAATTCATAATATTCCAAAATAATATGTTAAAATAAACAAAATATCTATATTGTTTGATTTATTCATTAATTCCTGATATCGTCAATTTTAAAAGAATAAAAAAAATTGAATTGCGTTTATATTGGTTTAAAACCGACATAAAGATTGTAAACATTAATTATTGTATATTAATAATGCTCGATAGAAAAACTAAAAAAAAGATAACTAAAGATCTTGATGTCAAAATAAACGATGTCGTCACTGTGAGAACATTGATTGATGTTTGTAAAGATTTTCTGGGAGATGTAAACCTTGAGTTTAAAAGAGATCCTGAAATGGAAAAGGATGATGATAATGACGAACTTCTTAGTGCTGGTATAGCGAGCGATATAAATAATAATAAAAAATCTGTAAAACAATCAAAAATTAAAATAGAAAGTGACGAAGACCCAAAAACTTCTACTAATGGTGTGAAACAGGAAAATGAAGTT